TTAAACGCGGGGGGTGGGGGCAAAAAATCGGGGGGCCTGCATTACACACAAAATAGGCCCCAGAAAAATTTTTCAAAAAAATCAGACTTGATTTACACGCAATTACTGTACAATTGTTCCGCAATTTCCTTGCCTGTGGCGGTCTTCCCGGCTATTCTCAACCCATGAGCAACCGCATTTCCAAAGGCCGGTACGGCGACGACAACGATCCCAAGGTGATTGCGGCAGAATGTCGCAGGCTGGAAGCCAGTGAGGAATTCAACGAGTTGCCTGAGTTTATGTCGCGGCCCGAAGCCTTCAACAACCCGTCGCAGAAACTTCGCCGGACACAGATGACGGCATTGCCCTTCCGTTTGTCGCCTATGCAGTATAAGTTTGCCTATGAGTTCATCGAGACAGGCGATGCGTACGGTGCATATCTGAAAGCCGGATACGCGGTAGACGGTAAAAAGCCATTTCAGATTCGTGGAAAGGCCAAGGAACTACTTGCACAGCCAAAGGTCAACGCCTTTGTCGAATACATCAGGAAAAAAGCAATGGACAAGCTGGTAATTAACATCGACGACATCGTGGAGAAGTTTCTCACGACGTACAATCAGGCAATGGCCTCGGAAGATTTCACCAATGCCAACCGTGCACTGGAAAATCTGGGTAAACACCTCGGCATGTTCGTCGAGAAGGCCATGATCGAACAGAAGATAACCATGTCTGCCGATCAACTCGACGCCGAAATAGCCAAGTATCAGGGCATTATCGATGCAGCTATCCAGCAGCCAGTCAAGCACTGACCCACAGGTCCTCCTCGCCCTGATGAAGGCCCGTGCTGCACAGGCGGCACACGACGATTTCGCATCCTACGTCAAGATGATGGCCCCGCTGATTGTCCCAGACTTCAAATGGGGGCGACATATCGACATTATTTGTCGTGAATTGCAGCGTTGTGTCGATCAGGGTGGACAGAGGATCATGGTTTTCCTCCCACCACGGTCGTCCAAGTCCCTGATCTCCTCCAGATTGTTCCCATCGTGGTACATGGGACGCAATCCTGCCCACGAAATTCTGACAATCAGCCATAATGAGCAGCTATCCTCGGACTTTGGCCGGTCTGTCCGCGATCTGGTAGCAACTGGGGAGTTCGAGGAGGTATTCGACGGGGTCCGGCTACGGAAAGACGCCAAGGCTGCGGGTAAATGGAAGACTAACAAGGGCGGATCGTACTTCTCGGCTGGTGTTAAGTCCCAGATTGCCGGTCGCGGTGCCCATGTTGCCATCATCGACGATGCCATGTCTGAAGAGGACGCCTTCTCCGACGCCGGTCGTGAATACATCAAGAACTGGTACCCGTCAGGCCTCCGAACCCGTCTGATGCCCGGCGGTTCCATCGTTATCATCAACACCCGTTACCACGACGACGACCTCTGCGGGTGGCTGCTGCGAAATCAGGGCAACGAGGAGGTAGAGACACAGCCATGGAAGGTCATCAAGATACCTGCATGGGTCGATGACGAGGCGTCTGACCTTCTCGGACTACCAGTCGGCTCATCGTACTTCCCCGAGTGGAAGACAGATGAACTGCTACGTCAGGACGAGGCAGAAATCAGGTCGAACAACGGTGCCAAGTACTGGCAGTCGCTCTACATGCAGAACCCGACGCCCGACGACGGCGGTATCATCAAGATGGGCTACCTCCAGCCGTGGAAGGACAGCGATCCACCTGCCTGTGAGTTTGTCGTCCAGACACTCGACACCGCCTTCAGCACCAGACAGACTGCCGACGAATCGGTAATCCAGACATGGGGCATATTTCATCAAGCCCAGACCGACTCGGCAGGACTAGAACATATTGTCGCCAACATAATCCTGCTCGGCAACGAACACGGGCGGTGGGAGTATCCCGAACTACGTGCCCTTGCACAGGAGGAGTACGACCACCACAGACCTGATCTGATGATTGTCGAGAAGAAGGCATCGGGTCAATCGCTGATCCAAGACCTGCGTCGTGCCGGTCTGCCAATCATGGAATACAACCCTGACCGCGACAAAGTATCTCGTGTCAATGCAGTCACCCCGCTAATGGAGTCTGGACGAGTCTGGATACCGGCAGATCGACAGTGGGCAGACGATCTACTCAATCAGGCACTACGGTTCCCCGGCGGTAAGCACGACGACATGGTAGACGCCATGGCAATGGCAGTACTGTACATGAAGGATTCATGGCGAATCGAACACCCCGACGATCCGGAGTGGGAAGACGACCAGCCTCGAAAGAAACGCGGCGGTTATTGGGTACTGCCCTGACCACCCGTATAATTCCCACATGGGATTTAATCTTCAATCTGTCATTACGACCACGGCACCGCTACTCTTCGCAGCAGTCGGCTATCTAATGATGTCGTTAAATGAGTTGGAAAACCGTCTCTATCAGGTAGAATCACGGATGATGCAGCTGGTCACCCCCGACGGACAGATTGTCCCATCGCCGGACAATGCCATTGCTCGTCAGGAACTACGAGAAAATTTATTGCATCACATACACGATCTACAGGTACGCCTGTCGCTCCTAGAAGCAAAAGGACAATAGAATGTCACTCGTTGAAAACTACGGACCTATGCTGCCGGAAGCAGAACTCGAAGAAGGCCTCCCCGAGTTCGAGATGGAACTGGAAGACATCATGGTGGAGGGTGGGGACCTTTCAGGTCTGTCGCCCGACGACATGGCGTTCATGGCGTCCATGCAGGAAGAAGTTGCAGTAGAAATTGAAATCCCGCACTTCGCCAACCTTGCCGAGTATCTTGGCGACGACGAGTTGTCGGACATTGCAGAACGTGTCATCGAAGGATTCGAGGCCGACAAGGACAGCCGCTCCGAATGGGACGAGACACTGACCCGTGGCCTCGATCTGCTCGGCCTGAAGTTCGAGGAGACCGGCACGGCATTCGATGGATCGTGTGCAGCAACACACCCGCTGATCATCGAGTCAGCAGTAAAGTTCCAATCCAAGGCGTCTCAGGAGATTCTTCCCGCCAACGGTCCTGTCCGCACACAGATCATCGGTGATCCTGACAGTCAGATCGTCCAGCAGTCCAACCGTGTCCGCCGGTTTATGAACTATGAACTGACCGAGATGATGCCCGAGTACTTCGACGAGATGGAGCGGATGCTGTTCCATCTCCCCATTGTCGGCTCTGCAATCGTCAAAATGTACTACGACGGCGGTCTGGAACGACCGACTGCCGAACACATCCCGATTGATCAGTTCTATGTCAACTACTCGGCAACTGACCTACGTCGTGCCGACCGGTACACCCACATCATCTACAAGTCCCCGGTCGATATCCGCCGAGACATGGCAGCAGGGATGTACCGTGATGTCGAAGACCTGTCAGACAGTCCGGACAGTGGCAGATCAGACAATGAGATTTCGTCCAAGATTGACGAGATCATGGGACTCAGCGGTAACAACTCCGAAGACCCAGAGTACACCCTTCTCGAACAGCATGTCTATCTCGAACTCGAAGACGACGACATGCCGTATCCCTACATCGTGACAGTCGAGGAGTCCTCGCGTCAGGTCCTCTCTCTCCGTCGCAACTACCGTGAAGACGACCCCCGCGCCGAGAAGATGATCCACTTCACCCACTATCGGTTTGTCCCCGGCTTTGGCTTCTACGGTCTCGGCCTGATCCACCTGATCGGTAACCTGACCATGACGGCAACGTCAGCCATGAGGGCACTGGTCGATGCCGGTCAGTTCGCCAACCTTCCCGGCGGCTTCAAGGCGAAGGGTGTCCGGGTTGTCGGCGACAACGACCCGATCAGCCCCGGTGAGTTCAAGGAAGTAGAGGCACTCGGCATGGACCTGAACAAGGCCATCGTCAACCTGCCCTACAAAGAACCGTCCCAGACACTCTTCCAGCTGCTCGGCTTTGTCTCCGGGGCAGCAGAAAAGTTTGCCGATCAGACCGATCAGGTCGTCAACGATTCCTCCGGATACGGTCCTGTCGGGACAACCATGGCCCTGATCGAGGCCTCTGCCAAGTTCTTCTCGGCAGTCCACAAGCGTCTCCACCACGCCCAGCGTCAGCAGTTCAAGATTCTGGCCCAGATCAATGAGACGTTTGTCCCTGTCAACGGCTACCCGTACGCCACACCGGAAGGTGACATGACCATCTTCCAGCAGGATTTTGATGGTCGTGTTGACGTTCTCCCCGTCTCGGACCCGAACATCCCGAGCCGTGCTCACCGCCTGTCCTTGGCAAGTCTGGCTCTCCAGTTGGCAGCACAGACGCCTCCGGGGACATTCAACAACACCGAACTGATCCGTCAGGTCCTTGAGGCAGCAGACTTCCCGAACATTGATCAGGTCATCCCGGCCAAGCAGGAAGCCCAACCGGCAGACCCGGTGACCGACATCATGAATGCCACAAAGGGAATGCCCATTGCTGCCTTCCCCGGTCAAGATCATGAGTCACACATTCAGGTCAAGACCAACTTCCTGTCCGACCCGACCGCAGGTGCGTCTGAGGCCTTCAAACAGTTTGCCCCGGTCATTCAGGCCAACATTCAGGAACATATGATGCTCCGGTACAAGACACAGATCGAGGGCGTCGTCGCCCAGACAGTACCGCCCGAGCAATATCAGATGGCCGTACAGCAGGGAATGCAGGACGCAATCATTGCAGAGGCTGCTGCCCGAGTTGCCACGGCGAACCAGCAGATTGCCAGTGGGGGTAGCCCCGAGGAACGGCTGGTCCAGATTGATCAGGAGCGTCTCCGCCTTGATCAGGAAAAACTTCAGCTGGATGCCATCAAGGATGCGGCCAACATTGCAACCAAGAATCGTCAGCTGGACCTGAAGGAAGACCAGCAGCGCATGGCCGCACTGAAGGACGGTCTCAAGCTAATGTCGGACAAGGAGGAGGCAGAACTTGACCGTGAAGAAAGTCGTCGTGAGATGCTTATTGATCTTCTTGCTGATGCTGCCAAGTCAGAGGCCGCTGGTGGCTGATAGCAACAAGATTCGACAGCTTCTATCCAAAAGCGGCTTCGGTGACGCAGCCACTGCTGGAATTATGGGTAACATTGACGTTGAAACCGGCGGTTCTTTCGACCCCCGACAGAAACAGTATTCTGGTGGACCGGGACGTGGACTGTTTCAGATGGAGTCCGGTGCAGGAAAACTAGACGAATATCAGACATGGCTTAAAAATACAGGTCGTCAGGACAGCGATGCCAGTCAGATTCAGTTTTTTCGTGACACCATCTACGATCCGTCCGGAGTCCGGGACATTGTCGGAGTAGACGTAGTCGGATTTGGTAACGCCGAGAAACTTCGGAATGTGCTTGAAACCGATGATCCTGCAAAAATTGCCGAAGCCGTTTCCAATCTATGGGAAAGGCCGAGTGTTCCACATATGGAACGACGAAAAGAAGCCGCTGCTAAATATATGGAGGCAGAGCCGGAAGATACTACAAGTTTACTGTCCCGCCTTAACGAGTCTATTCGCGGTCTATTGGATAGAGGTGGGGATAGTCGTAAACTAGCCCCAGAAGATCAAGCACAATTTTCAGACCTGATGAGCCGTCTGTCACAGCAAGGAAAGTAATCATGGCAATCCAAGACGATATTATAGCAATGCTGTCTCAGGTCAGCGATGCAGGTAACCGGGCAGCAGATCGTGGCCGCACAGGATCAGAAATGTACAGCCAGATGGCTGATCTTCTGTCAGGCGATAACCGGTCCAAGGCAATGCGAGAAATTGCTATGCTTTCAGACAATCCTGAGATGAGTATTGAAGAGCAGATGCGCTTTGATCCTCTTACCGGAAGTCGGGTTGCTGATATTATCGAAAAGTACATGGAAGATGCCGGGGACGGTGCCACTGCTGCGGCAGTGCCGCAATCTCCTGTTCCTGACGATATGATTGTTGACGATACCCGTGCAGCCGAACGGATGATGGAAGTAATGCCGTCCCCCGACACTGCTCCACGCACACCCGTGACCACCCAGCCGTTACAACCCCTGACCCCGATGCCGGGTGCGGGTCCGGGCGAGGCCGGAATGTTGATGGTGGACGACACCGGAGCGGCCATGCAGGGTCAGGGCATGGACGAAATTCGAGAAGAGATTATATCGAAGTCTCCACGACTTCAGGAGGCCATGGCACAGGACATTGTTGACGGTGCCCGATCTGATACGGAACGTGCTGCTGATTTACAACAAGCTGCCATCCGTATGATGGAAGATCAGGCCCGTCAGGAAGGTGTCTACGGTACACAGGGTGCCCGTATTCGCGCCGCTGCCGGGGAGGAAACTGGTCTGAGTGGTGCCCTCCTTAACGCACGTATGGGTCGTGAAGCAACACCTGAAGATGAGATAGCGTCTCTCATCACTGGCGGCACGGCTGCTCTCAGTGCCCTTCCTGCCGGATCACTTGCTAATGTTGCGATGCGTCTTGGCGTTGGTCGTTTTTCCCCGCAGCAGATTGCGCGTAATCCCCAGCTTCGACTTCAGATTGAGCAGGAAGTTCGGCTTCTTCTCCCCAAACCAACTGCGGGTGCACCTTCTTCCTACGTTGTCCCGTCAGCACAGGTAGGGGCACAGGGCCGACAGGCAGCACAGGCAGCAGCCCGTGCCCGTCAGGCGGCAGAAGCCCGTGCCCGTGCAGCAGCGCGTGGCGAACGTAGCGGTCCAGACATTCCGATTACCCCGTCCCCAGCCCAGCGACTTGGCTCGACTCAGGGTTCGACCAGCGCGTTCGATGATCTGATCAATCGTCTCGGCCCGATTGGAATGGCCGGGGGCATGTCTGTCCGCGACAACATTCTGCGTAACTACGCCATGATGTCCGATGGTAAGTCTGTTAGTCGACATCTGGGCATAAAACCAGAAAAAGGGAAAACGCGGGTACTTCCTAAATATGAAATGTATTTCCCAACTTCTCCTGAAGAAATTTCTGATATTCGTGACCGCCTAGACGAAGACAAGTCTTATGGTAGGCAGATTAGAAAATATCTAAATCCATATTATTTGTCCGACGTACTGTCAAATATGGGAAAAGATGATTAATGGCTGACACTAAGTTCGGTAAAGTAATGAAAGAATTCTATGCCGGTGATCTAAAATCTGGTTCCGGTAAGAAAGTGACAAATCCTGAACAGGCAAAGGCTATCGCAGCAGCAGAATCTAACGCTGTTAAAATGGCCGCTGGTGGTGCAGTATGTCGTCCAACCGGTCAGGGTTATCGCTCTGCCCGTCCCCGAAAAGGAATTATGTCATGACCAAGAAAGCAATGCCGAAGCCCAAGCCGACAAGTTCTGTCGATCCTAAGACCGGGGCGACTCGTGGCTTTGAGCCTATCACAATTCAGTCTATTGACCCGGAGACGGGAGCAACTCGTGGACCAGATATCGAAATGGTTCCGGTAAAGAAAGCATCGGGTGGTCGCCTCGGCTACCGCCAAGCCCGTCAACCCAAATAGGAGGCCATTATGGCAAAAGGTAAAGGTAAATCTTACGGCGACACCGCCAAGATTCCGCAGTCGGATTTCAGTGTCCGTGCGGAACGTGAAGTTCTTCGGAACTCCGACAAGTCTACTTATCAGATTAAGAAAGGTAAGTAGTCACCCCCTCGTCTTCCCCACGTAACGGAGAACCCATGTATTTCGAAGACATCAAGAAACAAATAGAAGCCCAGATTACGGAGTACGAAAAACTCCTTGGGTCCAATGGCGCAGAGGACTATTCTGCCTATCGTCAATACGTCGGCACTATTTCAGGACTGAAGTGGTGTCGGGATTTGGTCGCACAAATCCAGAAACGTACAGCGGAAGGAGAAGACGACTAATGGTCATGGAACCAAAAATGGCAGGTGCCATCAGTAATGCCGACTGGGCACAGGACGAAGACATTGCGGACCCGTCCCCGCTCCCCACAATCCCCGGATACCGACTCCTCATCAGGCCTCTGAAAGTTCAGGGCAGGACGAAGGGTTCTATCATACTCCCCGATGCGTTCAAGGACGACATCAACTACCTGACCACCGTTGGCCGTGTACTGGCCGTTGGTGATCTTGCCTACCGGGACGACGAAAAGTTCCCGCTCGGCCCGTGGTGTCAGGTAGGAGACATTGTCTGCTACGGGAAGATGAACGGGAACAAACTTCGATATAAGGGCGTAAACCTTATCATGCTTTACGATGACCAGATCATCATGAAGATTGAAGACCCCTCGGATGTTGATCCGATGTTTAACATCGCCTCATAGGCGTAAACTATGGAGGAATCGGTCATGGCCGATGATGACTGGAATGAAATTGATGTTGAATCCGCACAAGACGGTGACGACAAAGTAGAGTACGAAGTTGAAGAGGAAGCAACAGCTACAGAAGAGAAAGCTGAACCTGTCAATGAGTCTGAAGATGATACAGCTTTCGTCGAGGTGGACGAGTCGGCCCCCGATCCTGATCCTGTCGAAGCTGCTCCGGAACTTGAAGGTGTTGACACCGACGGGGCACAGAAACGAATCCGACAGCTAGTCCGGCAGCGGAAGGAACGCGAAGAGCAGATCATTGCCCAGCAGCAGGAACTGGCCGCACTACAGGCCCGACTGCAAGATACGGAGCAGAAGAATGCCGAAGTCTTTAAGAAAAACTATGACGTCACTGAACGACAGCTTCAGGAAAAGTCTGAGATGGCCCGTCAGGCATATCTCCGGGCTTACGATGACGGCGACAAAGAAGCTATGTTGGCCGCTCAAGAAGCTATGTTCGATGCCAAGCAGAATATCAGCTTGGTCCGGCAGGGTCGTCAAGACGTTGAGAAATATTCTACCGACCTTGTAAAACAGGCCGAGGCCTATAATAATCAAGTAGCGGCACAGCAGCAGCAACCGGCATACGATCCGAAGGCTGTTGAATGGGCTGAACAGAATACGTGGTTCGGTCAGGATCAGGTAGCAACGGCGGCAGCACTTGCCATTGACGCCAACCTCAAGAACGAGGGCTACGATCCGACATCGGACGATTTCTATCAGGAAGTTGATAAGCGACTACGTGCTGAACTTCCTAACAAGTTCGGGGCTGCTCCTGCCTCGTCACCCAAGGAGCAAGTGGTAGGGGGACAGTCGCGTAAGTCTCCCGATTCTACCGGCGGCAAGAAAGGTAATCGTAAGGTCAAGCTGACCCGTGACGATATCGAACTTGCCAAGAAGTGGAACATCCCACTTGAGCGGTACGCCAAAGAAAAGGCGAAGGCCGAAAAAGCGACGGCGGTGGGCGACTATACGTCCATCAATGTTGGTTAATACGCGGAGGACGAAAACATGAGTGAAAGTAAAACACGTACGAGTCGAGTTGATGGTGGTCGCAAGACCGAAGAACGATTTGATGATGAGTTCACCGAACCTAATTGGTTGTCAATTCCCGATTCTGTAATTGACCGGTTCAAAGATCAAGGCCTAGTACTTCGCTGGGTCCGTATTATGATCAACGGACAGGATGATTATAAGAACGTAGGCGACCGACAGAACGATGGGTGGTCCTTTGTCGAACCGAACGATGTACCAGAAATGATGGCTAATTCTCGTGTCGTGGACGAGGGCCGATTTGAAGGTTGTGTCGTCCGTGGTGACGTTGCTCTCGCAAAGGCTTCTGCAAAGCGTATGCAAAGCAGACAAGAGTTTTACGAGAACCGATCTCGGACAATGATGGATAACGTAAATGCTCAGTTGATGCGTCAGTCAAACTCAGCAATGCCGATTCATAACACCTCCAAATCATCTGTAACTAAGGGAAGGACGCCTTCCTTTAATGATTAAGGAGTAACATTATGGCTTTGTCGAAAGCACTTAATGGCTTCGTCCCCTCGCGTCGTCGTGGGTCTGGTGCGAACAGCACCGGTTCCAGCCGTTATCGTGTTGCCAACGCCTTTGGCAGCAACATTTTCTACGGTGACCTCGTTAAGTTGGACGGTGGCTTTATTGAACCGATTACCTCTGCTGGTAGCTACAGCACGGGTGCCTTTCAGGGTTGTGAGTACATTGACCCTGTAACGAAGCAGCCCACCTTCTCGAACTACTATCCGAGTGGTGTCTCTTCGGCTGTTGGTAACGTGACGGCGTTTGTCGTTGACGATCCGGCAGCTACCTACATTGTTCAGGCCGACGCCTCCGTGTCCGTTGGCGACATCAACCTGAACTTTGACGTGACGCTTGGTGCGGGTTCTGCCGTGACCGGTATTTCCGGCTTCGGTATTATCGCAACCAGCCGTCAGGAAACCACTGGCATGGTGCGTGTCCTCGACATCTACAACGAGCCGGGTAACGCCTTCTCGGATGCAAATCCGAAGGTTGAAGTCCGTATCGTTCAGCATGTTGATGCCGATGTATCATCGCATGATGAAGACTAAGGGGAGTAATTAACAATGGCTATTAACCGCAGTAATATCGCAAAGGAACTGCTCCCCGGCCTCAACGCTGTCTTCGGTGTTGAGTATGGTGATGTAAACGACGAGCATGTTCCTCTGTTCGACGTCGAGAACTCAGACCGCAGCTTTGAAGAGGAAGTTCTCTTCACCGGCTTCGGCTCGGCTCCGACCAAGACCGAAGGTTCGGCTGTTCAGTTTGACACTGCACAGGAATCGTACACCGCACGTTACAACCACGAGACTGTCGCTCTCGCCTTCTCAGTCACTGAAGAAGCGATGGAAGACAATCTGTACGACACCTTCTCGAAGGTTCGTGCCCGTGGTCTGGCCCGTGCGATGGCGAACACCAAGCAGGTGAAAGCTGCCGACATCTTCAACAACGGCTTCGCGGCTGGTGACTATGCCATCGGTGACGGTCAGGCGTTCTTCAGCGCCGATCATCCGACCATCGGTGACGGTACCCAGTCTAACCTTGCCGCTGCTTCGGACCTGTCCGAGGCTGCTCTTGAGACCATTCTTACGAACATCCAGCTTATCAAGGATGATCGTGGTATTCTGATCGGCGCGGGTGCGACGTCTCTGCACATCCCCCCGGCCCTCCAGTTCACCGCTGAGAAGATTCTCATGTCGCCGGGTTCGACGAACGGCACGAATAACTATGCCAAGAACGACATCAACGCCATTCGTGCGATGGGTGCTGTTCCGGGCGGTTACTTCGTCAACCGTCGTTTCACCGACACGAACGGCTATTTCATCAAGACTGATGTTCCGAACGGTGCGAAAATGTTCAACCGTACGCCGCTTCAGACGAAGATGGAAGAAGACTTTGACACGGGTAACCTCCGGTTCAAGGCTCGGGAGCGTTATAGCTTCGGTGTCTCTGACTGGCGCGGTTACTTCGGCTCTGCCGGTAGCTAATCGCTACTTGTTAAGCCAATTTTCGTGTGTGATAATCGGGGGAGTCGGGAGACCGTCTCCCCCTTTTATTGGAGAATACAATGGCAACTAACGTAAATTTTGCGTACGTTGATGGCAGTGGTCCCCTTCTACAGCTTGAAAACAACACTACGTTGACGACTAGCCGGATTCATGGCATTCACGCCACGGGTGTTGGAACATTCACCGTTGTTGACGTAACTGATTCAGCGGCTACGACCAAGATCAAGTTCGTAAACACGACTGCCGCAGACGTCACCGAGATGTACATCGAAGACTTCGGCGTCCGGTTTGACGGCATCGTCAAGGTGTCGGCCCCCGCATCTACGACCAGCTTTACCGTACAGTACGGCTAATGGCTATTGAGTACCGAGGCGAAAAGTTCTCTGGGTATAACAAGCCGAAGCGTACCCCCGGTCACGCCAAAAAGTCTCATGCTGTCCTTGCCAAGGAAGGTAGCAAAGTAAAGCTAATCCGCTTCGGACAGAAAGGCGTCAGCGGTTCTCCCAAGAAAAAAGGTGAATCTGCCTCGTACCGTAAGCGGCGTGAATCCTTCAAGGCGCGTCATGCCAAGAACATCAAGAAGGGCAAGATGTCCGCAGCCTACTGGGCAGATAAGGTAAAATGGTAACACCATGGATAGCATCAATCTTCCTATTGCCACCGTTGTTATTATTCTCGTACAACTTGCCGGAGGAGTATGGTTCGGGGCCGACATTGCCGGTCGCGTGGCCGCAGTTGAAGATCGACTTGAATCCGCAGAAATCCTGCCTCCCGGATCAGCAATTAAATTATCAGAGATGTCTGACCGACTCGCTCGGATTGAAACTAAGCTGGAAATTCTGATGGAGAAAAGGTAATGACTTCTCAGATTAAATTGAACGGCGGGTTGTCGCCATCATCCATCACCCGTGTCGGGACGTACGAGCCGTGGGAGTTGCAGGTCGGACGTGGACAGATCGCCTTTCACAAAAAGCTGTTCAAATTTGGGTCGAATCCAGACGTCAACGGATCGAACGAAACAATCTGGGACGTGGGCGGTATCTACGCCTACCCCGGCTCTGCCCTTGCCATGACGGTGACCAGTGCAGCAGGTGTACCAGCCACCGACAACGGAGTAAAGGTTGTCGTAGCAGGTCTGGACGAAGATTATAACGAGGTCAGTCAGGAAGTAACTTTGGCAGGTTCTGGCACCGCCACGACGACACAGACATTCCGCCGTGTCTTTCGTGCCTATGTCAGCGGATCACAGGCACCGACCGACAACCTGAACATCACCAATGGCGGCACGACATATGCCCAAATTACGCTCGGCGAAAATCAAACTTTGATGGCAATCTGGACAGTCCCAGCAGGATACACGGCATATCTGTCTCGCGGAACGTTATCTGTCGGCACAGCTAACGGTAATCAGTACGTGACCGGTCGTCTGTCTACTCGTGAGTTTGGCGGTGTTTTTCGCACACAGGCCAAGGTAACTCTCCAGAACGGGTTCATTGACTTTCCTTTTGACATTCCACTGGAAATTCCTGAGAAAACCGACATCGAGACACGGGCTATCTCGTCCGGGTCTAATAATGTCGTAGCAGCAACCTTGAGTCTTATCTACATCAAGAATGACACGCTGGTATCGTAATGGCTATACGCAGATCAAACACGCCTATGCAGGTAACTCGTGGACCTGCGACAAAGTCGCCTCCGAAAAAGAAACCGGTACGTATGAAGGCCGGTGGCAAACCCAAGTCACGGGTGAATGAAGCTGGGAACTATACTAAACCCGCGATGCGTGAGCGTCTCTTCAAGAAAATCAAAGCCGGGGGTAAGGGCGGCAAACCGGGCCAGTGGTCGGCACGGAAAGCGCAGATGTTGGCGCGAGAATACAAAGCCAAAGGCGGAGGCTATCGAGACTAATGGCCCGGAAGAAACCACAGAAGTCACTGGCGAAATGGACCGGGCAGAAGTGGCGGACCAAGTCGGGCAAACCGTCAACGCAGGGTTCGAAGGCAACGGGCGAACGCTATCTGCCGGAGAAGGCTATCAAAGCCCTGAGTTCAAAAGAATACGCCGCAACATCAGCCGCCAAACGGAAAGGGACAAAGCGCGGAAAGCAGCATGTCTCGCAGCCGAAAAGTGTGGCAAAGAAGGTTAGGCGGTATCGCAAGTGATCTATTACTTTATGATTATAACCATTGCTGGTGGTCTGCTCCACGAGACAAAGACTACTGGCTTTGCATCTGAGGAGACCTGTTACGAGTACGCAGCAAGTGCCCTCAACACCTACACAGCATTTGGTCATCAAATTGTTGAGGCCGAATGTAGGCCAGTCGGACAGGAGACTTAATCATGGCTATGAAACCCCGGATGATGAAAAAGAAAAAGACTATGATGCGTGGCGGCGGTAAGGTAAAACCTCCTAAGAAAATGATGCGTGGAGGCAAAACCAGTGCAAAGAGTAAGACCCGTAAGTGATTACATTAACGACCTTCGTCGCTGGACTACTGAAGTCCTTTCGAAACCATCTGAGCAGCTTGGAGGAATGCCTCCGTGTCCGTTCGCAGCGGACGCTTGGGAGGCTGGACTTGTTGCTGTCGGTCTTTGCGATGGTTTGGACGATGTTACTGACGCTCTTGATTTTTATCCCGCTAGTCGTCGTGACGTATTTATCTGTGTCCTTCCTGATGTTGAAGGACTTACTTCTGAAGAACTGGCCCGTTATGTGGAAGACAAGAACAAAGGTCTGGTGGCAGAAGATATGTGGCTCATGGCGTACCATCCAGATGACGATCCGAACGAATACGGACTAGACTATCTGGACGCCGACTGGGAGCCTATTGTTGAAGAAGACTACGCCATGATCTTTGTTCAGCAACTTTCGAAGTTGACTGCTGCATCCTATAATTTGGCGGAGCAGGGCTACTACGACGAATGCCCATGGAAGACGTACCGCGATCTCGTCCATCGTCGAACTGAGAAGGCGATTCAGCATGGCAAGTTCAGGCCAGACGACATTTGATCTTGCAATAGACGACGTAATCGAACAGGCCTTCGAGCAGATCGGGGGTCAGCCGATTAGTGGTGAGGAGGCCCGGTCGGCGCGTATTGCACTGAACCTGCTGCTTACCGAGTGGCAGAACCGTGGTGTCCTGCTCTGGAAGCTGGTCGATACTCCGGTTACCGTTACCACATCCACGACATCCTACACGCTCGACTCAGACATTATCGACAGTCTCCAGACCACGATCAACGTGAACAGCAACGATCTGGAGATGAACCGGATTACTTATCAGGACTACATGAAACTGCCTGACAAGTCACAGACCGGACGGCCCACACAGTTCTCCTTTCTCCGTGGCAAGGACAACGTCAGCATGTACGTCTGGCCGACACCTGATCAGACCTACACAATGAACCTGTTTGCCATGACTCGTGTGCAGGACGTAACAGCATCGGCCATTCAGACCGGCGATGTCCCGTTCCGATTCCTCCCGGCATTGGTAGACGGTCTGGCCTATAAGATGGGGATGCGTCGCCCCGGCATAGACCCGTCGAAGATCAGCTTTCTGAAGCAGCAGTACGAGGAGACCTTTGCCTTTGCTCTTGAGGAGGATCGGCAGCGGACGTCCATGTTTATCCGTCCAAGACTGGGATACCTCTGATGGCAACGGGTCGTCGATCAAATGCTATCTGTGACCGGTGCGGATTCCGGTGCAAGTACATTGAACTTCGCAATGAGGTAGAAGTAGGCGTCTGGGTCTGTCCGGAATGTTTTGACGGCTCGTATAACAGGGTGAACCATCCGCAGAACATGACGAACGTAGACACAACAGATGATCCCAGTCTCGACCATCCACGTCCCGACACGACTGCTGACACATCTGCAACTGACGGAAGCTGGACACCAGACGATAGTTCACCCGCATATCATAATGGACAGGCAAACTAATGGCACTATCCTATTCACAACTACGGACCAACATTATTGAGTCCACCGAGAATGACGGCACGGAGTTTGCCGGTCAGATCGACCAGTTCATTGCACGGGCCGAGGCACGGCTGACCATTGACATCGACGATGCCGGTCTGACTCAGCATCAGTATTCGCAGCTTGTTGCATCCGACCCGTTCCTCGGATTGCCGACCGGATTTACCATCGTCGAGTCTGCCAACATAACGGCCAACGGGACACGAATTAATCTGCTAAACAGGAACGTGGACTTTATCGCAGACTACTGGCCTGTCCGTACATCCACCGGTACGCCGAAGTATTACGGACTCTGGGACGACAATACGATCATTGTGGCACCGACACCCGTCTCTGCATTTAACATTGAACTTGCTTTTGTCGCTGAACCAACGGCCATAACATCGGCCAATCCAACAAACTATTACACGGCAGAGACACCCAATGCCCTGTTCTACGCCTGTATGGTCGAGGCAGAGTTGTTCAACAAGAACTACGAAGTTGTTAAACTTTGGACCGAACTTTACACTAAGGAAATTGAATTGCTCCGCAATCGTGCCCGTCGTGCCCGTCGTGACGATCTGGAGCCGCACAACCAACAGGCCAATAACGCCAATACACTTACCGGAGGCCCATAATGGCTATTACTTCAGGAATCTGTATTTCCTTCCGCAAGGAAATTATGCTGGGTGAGCATGATCTGGACACAGATGCACTTAAACTTGCCCTCTATACTTCGGCAGCTTCGCTCTCCGACGGCACAACGGCGTACACGGTAACTAACGAAGTTGTCGGCACCGGTTACTCGGCTGGTGGCGTAACGCTTACCGGAGTAGATGTAACCACGGACTCTTCGGTTGCAGTTGTCTCGATCACTAATGCTGTTGTCAGCGCGGCAACGATCACCGCTCGTGGTGCCCTAATCTACAACTCAACAAACGCCGACAAAGCTGTTGCTGTTTTTGATTTTGGGGCAGACAAATCCTCTACTGATGGTGACTTCACCATTCAGTTCCCGGCTGCTGCTGCTGCGACTGCAATTATCCGCATCAAATCTTCGTAGGTCTAATCCATGACGCTGGTTCTTAAAGACAGGGTCAAAGAACAGACCACAACTACCGGTACTGGGACAGTTACTCTCGGCGGGGCTGTGTCTGGCTTTGAATCCTTTTCCGCAGTTGGTGACGGTAACACGACGTACTATGCCATCGTCCATCAGACTGCTGACGAATGGGAGGTCGGCCTCGGGACGTACACCGCCGCCGGTACCCTGCTGTCACGCGATACGATCCTTGAGTCAACTAACTCTGACGCGGCTGTAAACTTCTCGGCTGGGACGAAGGACGTCTTCGTTACCTATCCATCCGACAAAGCTATCTATGCTGATGGTTCTGGCAACGTTGGTATTGGTACGAGCAGTCCTGACGCAGCCGCCAAGTTAGACGTAAATGGGCAGGTGCTTGTGCGAAGCACTGGCGCGGCACCTGATACAACCCCCGGCGGTCAATACGGTTTCTACATTCAGCCGGACAGCACCGGCACAGTAAATCTGATGTCGTATAGCAGCGGCGGTAGTACCGACATTCAGTTCTTTACTAACTCAGGCGGTGCTGCGGCGGTCAATGCAATGACTATCGACAGCAGCGGCAATGTCGGTATTGGTGTCACACCTACTTACAGACTTGAGATTGGTGGCGTTACTGAAAGCATTTTTAGAAACACTGGCGGCTCTGTCCAGTCTGCCGTGTATTCCAGCGGCGGCGGCAGTCAGGGTCAGTTTGGTACATTTTCCGCACACCCGACTGTGCTTATTACGGGCGGCACCGAGAAGGTCCGCATCGACAGCAGTGGCAACGTCGGTATTGGGACGAGCAGTCCCGGAACACCGCTCCATGTCGAAGGCGCAGCAGCAGCGAATAATCTCGCAATTCGTGTAATCAATACGGACACCTCTGGCTGGTCAACAATTCAAATGGGCGGCACAGACGCCGGTATTTATCGAAACGGCTCTGCCCAGACAAGTTACGGCGGCGCGTCGTCGCTCAACCTGATTACAGTTGGGGCACACCCAATTGCGTTTAGCACTGGCAACACGCCTCGTGTTATTATCGACAGCAGCGGAAATGTCGGTATTGGGACGAACAGCCCTAATGCAAACTATGCCCAGACTATTGTAGGCAACCTTGCTATTGGGTCTGGTTCAGCAGCCGCGCTGGGAGGTGAAAATTTTATCGTCACCGATGGCACCACGACTGGAAAAATTACGCTTGGTGGCGGACCAACCGTTCAATTTGGATCGAAGTCAAATCATCCTGTTACATTTTTTGTAGCTAATGGTGAGAAGGTCCGCATCGACAGCAGCGGCAATGTTCTTATTGGGACTACTACTAATCCCGCTTCGCAGAGAATGGCCGTGTTAGGAGGAGGAGTACAATTTAGCGGCGGCACTTCTGCACAAGAAGGATTACGTATTCAGAGAGCCTCTGGATATGCAAGTATTACGGGCATTAATAATGATAATAACGCATTTAATGCTATATCATTTTTTACCAGCGGAACAGCAGCTTTACACATTACTACCGGAAATAATGTCGGTATTGGGACGACAAATCCCGGAGATAAATTAGACGTTGTTGGCGGTAACGTGCGTATTGCTTCAACAAATGAAATTAGGTGGGTTGATAGCGGAACTATTCGGGGAACAATTGAAGCTGATGGAAGTGGAAATTTAATTTTTGGATCAGCCGGTGGTAGTGAGGCCGCACGGTTTACCAGTTCCGGTGATTTTGAGATGGCAGCAACTTATGGCCCTGCTCTCCGCAACGTAAGCCCATCTGCGACGGTACCATCCATACTTGTTGGGAAGACCGACACGGATACAGGCTTGGGTTCTCCGACTGGGGACAATCTTTCACTAATTACGGGTGGCGTAGAAGCCATGCGTATCGACGGTAACCGCGATACGGACTTTATCGGCGGTGGCGTAAAGGTTTCAGGCTCTCTTTCTACAGCGACTACAAACTCAATCGCGCTGGATCAAGCAGGATCAGTGTCGCGTATTCGTACATTTGGACCGTCCGTTGGCAATGCTGTAACAATCCAATTTGAACAAGCTGATAGTGCGGGAACGCCTATTAGATACCCATTAGTTATCGACAGCAGCGGCAATGTTGGTATTGGTACAACACCAAGCAGAAAACTTGAAGTCCTCAAGTCTGGCGTTGACGATGTGAACATCGCTTTAATTGGCGGCGGTTCCGGGGCAGGTGGTTCGTCTGTTGCTGTCGGTGCATATGGCACTTCTTCTTATATTCGTGGTGTAAACAACGGCGTCAGTGGATATACGCCTCTTAATGTAGGCGGCAGTGTTACTGTTTTAGAAACTAACGGCTCTGAGAAGATGCGTATCGACAGCAGCGGCAACGTCGGTATTGGTACGTCTTCTCCAACTGGCGGTTACAAACTAGATGTAGTTGGTGCCATTGGTGGACCTAGTGCTAGTTTTACCATCTATCCAAGTCCCGGCGTGTCTGCTAAACGCACTCTTAGCCTATCTAACAACGCTAACGCCACACTACATCTTGACCACGATGGGGGTTACAACCGTTTTGGTTGCGACAGCGTCTCTCAGCATTTTGCTTTTTGTGCTGGTGGTTCAACAGCAGGGAATATTAATGTCGTATTTAAGGGCGATGGTAACGTTGGTATCGGTACTACCAGCCCTGCAAAACAATTTGAAATTACCAAAGCATCTCGTGCTTTAATCGGAACGCTAACAGACGGTGCAACCATCACGCCTGACTTCGATGCTAATCAAAACTTTACAGTAACGCTAGGCGGTAACCGTACACTTGCCAATCCAACAAATGTTGATGCAGGTCAGACAGGTAGTATCTTTGTCGTGCAAGATGCAACAGGTGGTCGTACACTATCATTTGGTTCCTACTGGAAATTTGCTGGTGGCACTGCCCCGACACTTTCAACTGGTACTAACGCTGTAGATCGCATTGACTACATTGTAAAATCATCCACAGAAATACACGCTGTGGCATCACTCAATCTAAGTTAGGAGAAACCCATGGCAATTACATGGTCTATTGTACAGCTTGACTACGCCCTGTCTGAAGACGGACATACCGACGTGGTCAATAACTCGCACTGGCAGTGCATCGACGAAGATGCCTCCGGTAATCAGGCGCGGGTCTACGGGTCCGTAGCCATCCCGACAGATGACCTGTCAAACTTTACCCCGTATGCCGACATCACCGAGGCAGAGGCGCTTCAGTGGACGCTGGATGCCCTCGGTGCTGACGAGGTTGCCTCCATTGAGGCGAACGTAGCTGCTCAACTACAGCTGCTTGAAAACCCGACTGAGGGGAGCGGCACACCTTGGTCTAACTAATGGAGATGTAAATGGGAAAAAATGAAAAGACCCCCATTACCATTGACGACGTTGAATACCAGTACGAAGACATGACCCCGGAACAGCAGACGATTATCAATCATATTGCTGATCTGGATCGTAAACTTTCATCGACACGATTTAATGTAGACCAGCTGGAAGTTGGCAAACAGGCTTTTGTCAACATGCTGACAGAGTCGTTGAAGACTGAGGAATAACAATGTTTGGAATGTCGTCATTTTCAGAACTGCCACTTTCGACGCAGGAAAATGACGCAGCCGTAGCCATGGTCGGTCAGTCACTCGACACGGCCATCGGAACCTTGACGATTACCGGTGAGGGTCTGGTTACTCTCACCGGTCAATCCGTTGACATTCAGGAAGGCATTGTAACATTCGCCATCTCAGCAACTGTTCTGCTGACCGGCGAATCTCTCGACATTCTTGCCGGTACGCCGACGGTTGATGCAGCAGCATCTGTTGTGTTGACAGGCGCATCAGTTGATATCAACGAAGGAACGGTCACAATCTCCGCCGAGGCAGCGGTTACTCTGACCGGTCAATCGCTAGACAGTGAATATGGCGACGTCACTATTACCGGTGACGCGGTTCTGACGCTGACTGGTGAGTCGGTTGATATTCTTGCTGGTACGCCAACGGTCAAGGCTGACGCTAATGCCTCGGTAACTGGTCAGAGCCTGTCGTCCGAGTACGGGACGGTTACGGTAACTGGTACGGCAAACATCGTTGTGACTGGGGCATCTGCTGATATAATACTTGGGCAATATCCTGTCTGGATTGTCGTCCCTGTCGGACCTGACGATGTTTGGACGACGGTATCAACAGGGGCACTAGACTCATGGAATCCGGTAACTGCCGGTTCTGGAAACACTTGGACGAACTAGATGGTATTTCAAAACGATATTCTTGCAGGTGCATCTGGTGCAGCCGATGGCGGGTACACCATCGACCAGTCGATCCGGTTTAACGACGATGACAGTCCGACACTGCAACGCACATTCGGCTCGGCTGGTGGGAACACATGGACGTTTTCGTGCTGGATGAAGCGAGGAAATCTTGGAAAAAATCTTGGAATCTTTTTTGCGCTACCATCCGTAAACAGCGGAATTGGCATCAACCCATCAGACCAGATTATTGTAGCTGACGACGGCGCGGCGACATACAACACGACTGCGGTATTCCGCGATCCATCAGCGTGGTATCATATTGTTTTCACCGGCAATGGAACTCTGAATAAAGTTTATGTAAATAACGTACTGCAAACACTAAGCGGTTCCCCGAACATTGGCAGCGGTATCAATAAAGCCGTTAATCATAAAATTGGCGAGGGGGCATTAGGTGCCTCTAACGGTCCTTATATGGATGGGTATTTTTCTGAGATAGTTTTTGTCGATGGAACAGAGCTTTCTCCCACTGACTTCGGTGAAACCAACGACGACGGTGTGTGGATTCCGAAAGCCTATGCAGGAACCTACGGCACCAACGGCTTCTACATTACAGGCGAGGACAGTGCCGATCTCGGCGCAGATTACTCAGGCAACGCCAACGATTTCACATCGTCAGGGTTAACGGCATCAGACCAAGTTCCAGATAGCCCCACTGACAGCTACTGCGTACTGAACCCGCTGACCGGAGTAAACTCAGGCAGTTCAGTCGTCACACAAGCCAACGGCAATCTTGAAGCCACGATGACTGCCAACTATGTCGGCACGTTCGGCACCTTGGCGGCTAACTCAGGAAAGTATTACTTTGAGTATAGCTACGCAGCCGATGCGAATTATAACGATGGTCGTTTGTACGGCGGTGTAGTCTGCGTCGAAACTGCGGACCACAGCTACTTCCGCATTGATGGTGGTTCCTTCTATCGCCCTGATAAGGTGACCGAAGGCAACTACATGATTAAGCATTTGAATGGGTCCGGCGAACAATCAAACACCGGCACATCCACTGTTGCGTATAATACCAACCTTTCGTCAGCCAGTGCCACAGGCGGTCCAGAAAGCGGCCCCGATATCTACATGGTCGCAATGGACCTCGATAATAACAACCTTTACTGGGGTAAGAACGGCACTTGGTACGGCGCTAGTAGTACGTCCGGGTCTGATTATACTGACGCCACGCCCATTGCGATTCTATCAGCGCATCAAGGCAAATACTTCGCCCCGGCGTTTGGTTTTTACGGCGCGACCAGCGGCACGACCGGCGTTCTAAACTGCGGTCAGGACGCGACGTTTGGCGGTCGATACAGCAGCCCTGCCGGTGACTTCTACTACACTCCGCCTACAGGTTTCTCGAAGTTGTCCACCGCCAACCTGCCCACACCTGCAATCGCTGACGGCTCGGCGTATTTCCAGACGACGCTGTATACCGGAACAGGTTCTACGCTCGAAGTTAATCAGTCAGAAAATTCGACGTTTCAGCCTGATTTTGTATGGATTAAAAAACGCAGCGGTACCGACCGACATGAACTTGAGGATGCTGTTCGCGGTGCTTCACTACGCCTTTCATCAGATCGAACAGATGCAGAAGATACTGGTGGATTAACATCATTTGATGCGGATGGGTTTACAGTTGACGGGCTTTACGGATCGTCTGGTGAAAGTGGTTTTACCTACGCAGCATGGCAATGGTTAGCCGCTAACGGCACAGCGTCGAACACCGATGGCAGCATCACGTCCACGGTGTCGGCCAATACGGCTGGGTTCAGTATCGTCAGTTATACAGGCAATGGGTCTTCTGGGGCAACTATTGGGCATGGTCTTTCTCAAGCACCTGAAGTCGTTATCACAAAAAGTCGAGACAACGGCACTGGTAGAAGCTGGGCAGTTTATCATGTTGTACCGGGTCCAACTAAATACGCCGAACTTAATAACACTGATCCATTCTACACAGGTTCTACCCGCTGGAACGACACTGCTCCATCTAGCACGGTCGTTACTCTCGGCAGTCTTTTCACTACGAATGACAGCGGAGCGGCAATGATTGCCTACTGTTGGCACTCCGTCGAGGGCTTTAGCAAGTTCGGAAGTTACACCGGAAACGGCTCGACAGATGGCCCGTTTGTCTGGTGCGGTTTCAGACCTGCTTACGTGTTGATTAAACGCACAGACAGTGGGGGAGAGGATTGGCAAGTTCAAGATAACGCTCGTAATCCCTACAATCTTATTGACGATGCTATCTATGCAAATTCAACTGCCGCTGAAGTACTCAACAATGCCGCGTTTTATACAGATTTTTTGTCGAACGGTTTCAAAATAAGGGCTAGTCACGCCGGTCGAAACGCATCTGGCGGCAATTACATCTTTATGGCATTTGCAGAACACCCCTTTGGCGGCGATGGTGTCGCCCCCGTCCCGGCTCGATAGGAGAAGAAAATGTGGACATATAACGGAAAACGTATTCGAGAGGGTCGGGCATGGACAGACGACAACGGTGTCCAACATCCGGCTAACTGGGCTATCTGGTCTGAGGACGAGAAGATTGCTCACGGTCTTGTCTGGGTCGCCCCTCAGACAAAACCAGATGAACGCTTCTACTGGTTCTCACAGAACGCTGACGGCACGTACACGACGACACCAAAGGCTCTGGAAGACATCCCAACTGTTGACGAAAACAACGTGCCGGTAATCGACCCGGACACGATGGTACAGCTATCAACACCGGGGCTGAAGTCCAACTGGATTTCCCAGACGAAGCAGACGCAGGGGTCGCTTTTGTCTCAGACTGACTGGGCGTATATTCGTAAGCAGGATACTGGCATCGACGTTCCAACGGACATTCAGCAGTACCGCAACGAAGTCCGTCTGGCGGCTGGGATTATCGAAGATCAGATCATTCAGTGTGTTGATCTCGACGCATTCAAGGCTCTGTTCGTTACCCCGACGGACGCTGATGGCAATCCGACCGGTAACGCGCCGATTTATAACTGGCCGGAGGCAATCTAATGGCATCTACGTTTACCACCCGAATCAGGCTGAATAAGCAGGGGACCGGTGACAACGACTCGACGTGGGGTACAGTTCTTAACGATGAGGTCATCGACCTTACCGACTTTGCCATTGCCGGTTACACGACGATCAGCCTTGCCGGTGGTGATGTCAGTCTGACAACCAATGACGGTACAGCTGACGAGGCCCGTTCGGCCATGCTTGAACTGACCGGAACTCTGACCGGAGACACCGGGGTCTATCTTCCGTCTGGAATTACCAAGAGCTACATCGTCAAGAACAACACATCCGGATCGTTTAATGCAACAATCCTGATCGACGGTGGTACCGGAACGGCAGTCCCGCAGGGCGGTTCTATTATTGTCATGACAGACGGAACCACAGTTACTGATGCTGTGGACACCACTGCGTTGGGTCTTGGAACTGCGTCTACGCTGAACTTTGGAACATCCGTCAACGAACTTATTCCGGTTTCGTCTGCTGACGTCCGCTATGTTGCCGTGTCCACGGACTCAACAATTCCCAGTGCAAAGACATTTACATCGGCTACTACCTTTACGGCAAAGGTTGTTGGTGCCGGATCACAGGCATACTCAAGCCCTGTTTCTGTGGCCGTGGCTACATCCTCGGTTGAGTACGACCTCGCCGCCGGAAACAACTTCACGACAGTCCTGAATGCCAACGTCACGTTCGACAATCCGACCAATCCGCAGCCCGGACAGTCCGGTATTATTTACATCCGGCAGGACGGAACTGGAAGCAGGACTGCATCATTCGCGGCAAACTGGGAATTTACAGGAGGTACCGCACCTACACTGTCTACTGCTGCATCCGCAGTTGATGCTCTGATCTACAATGTCCGTACATCAACAGCAGTCAGCGGGTTTGTCGTAAGTAATATGAGTTAAGCAGCATGGCTGGTGTTCTCTCCGAACTCAACTTTGCCCGACCCGGCTTCAATCGGGAGAACACCCGGTACGCCGAGAAGGGGCACTGGTACGACGGTGACCATGTCAGATTCCGGGACGGTACTCCGCAGAACATTCGCGGATACGAGAAGCGCGGCGGCGTCTTTGATGGCACACCCCGAGACACAGTAACGTGGGTAGACTTTGATTCATCCCGGCTGATCGGCTTCGGTACTGAGAAGAAACTGTATCTGTACGAGGGCGGTGAGAACTACGACATCACCCCGATTGTTTCTGTCGTTACCGCAACAAATGGCCTAAACACCACAGCAGGGTCTACCCGGATTGTCGTATCCGTGACCGGCATTGGGATTGAAGACGGCAACTACGTCGCCTTCACCTCGCAGACAACGACGGTTGGGGGCAATATCTTCCTGACGACAATCAGTGATTCGTACGAGGTATCAGTTATTGATGCCGCATCGTTTGCCGTTGATATTTCCGTAACCGCAGCAGCAACGTCTGCCTCTGCTGGTGGTGATGTCACGATCCATCGTCTTCTCCCAGCAGGTCCATCGGTGTCTCAGCCGGGGTACGGCTGGTCAGCGGGTACGTACGGACTGTTCACTTACGGCACACCGCGAACAACATCCAACATTACCGTGGAGATTCGTCAGTGGTCAATGACTAACTGGGGCGAAGACCTTCTGGCAAATCCTCGTGGTGGGCGTATCTACCAGTGGGACGCAACTGGTGGGGCGGAAACTAGGGCCACTCTGGTAACTGCCTCCCCGACGCAGAACAACCAGATTCTGGTAACGCCAGACAGTCAGTTCGCCATCAGTCTGGGCTGCACGAATGAGGCTGGTGACTACGATCCTCTGCTGGTCCGTTGGTCTAGTCAGGAAAACTACAACGACTGGACGGCTTCTGCGACCAACACCGCCGGGTCCAACCCAATCGGGACCGGGTCAAAGATTATCGGCGGGATGCACAGCCGTCAGGCCGTCATGATCTGGACCGACGTGGCTACGCATACAATGCAGTACGTCGGTGGTCCTTTTGTCTTCCGCTTCCGACATATCGGTGACAACACAGGACTCATTGCCCCCCACGCAGCAGCAGAGTTTAACGGTATCCCGTTCTGGATGAGCGACACAAACTTCTTTGTCTGGCAGGGTGGTGCCGTCCAGACACTGGACTGTACTGTTCGTCGTTATATTTTTGATGACCTCAACTGGGATCAGCGCGACAAAATCTTTGCCGGGGTAAACTCGGAGTTCAATGAGATTACATGGCTGTATCCGTCGGCTAATTCTTTGGAGTGTGACAGGTACGTCAGCTACAACCCGTTGGAAAACTACTGGGTCTACGGCACCGGCAAGTTTACCACATGGGCAGATACCGGCATCTTCGATAACGTCATCACAGGCGGATCGGACAGCTACCTGTACGACAACGAACCGGCTGGTGTCTATACAGCAGATGGCGACCTGCTGCCGTCGTTCAT